CATACACCAGCGCCCGAGAAGAGGTGGATATCAAAAGGTGAGTCACTAAACGAAAAATCAGCATCATGTAGAATCGCCCCAATTGCCTTCTCCTTGTCCGTGGTGTTTGTGGACATGGATTCACTATCACCCAAGCTATTTAGGGTAACGATATCACCCATAGATACCGTATCGCCCGCGGGGAGGGAAATTACATTATTGTGATTCATCGGCCCCTTGTGAGTAATCGGGGTAATCTAACATAGCCTAGAGTGCCATGTAAAAGTTTGTTGCGAATTGTGCTTGGCTTAAATTTACCATCCACCCATTTTCCTCGGGTTACCTTTTCGATATCCCTCTTGGAGGGATCGATGTTAACATTATCCCTCTCTTGGACGAACTGTTTGTACTTTGCCTTCTTGTTGCCTCTGTTGCCATGGGCCTTCCCTTCGTTCTTCTCCCACGCATCATATTCCCTGGCATTGTCACCCATTTGCTTCTGGTGGCTCTTGTATGCCTTTTTGGATTCATCCGTCAAATGTGTCCCGTAAGCCTTTATCTCTGCATCTGCATCAATGCCTATCTGTCTGTCGCGTGCCGCCGTCCAGTACGCGCCACCCAATGCGGCCGCTCCAGCGGCTCCACCAGCCTTGCTGATCGCTTTATCGCGCTTTTCTTTTTCCCTTTTGGCCGCGGCTATGCCTTTTGGCGTATATGGGTAGTGCTTGTTTCCTACTTGTGGCATCGTTATCTTCTTAAATATATTCCCATGGCCATCAGAGCCGCACCAAGTGCCATCCCCCTGCGACCGGAGCGACCCATTCTCTCAAGGGCCGGGTCTCTGTCTACGGTTCTTCTTACTCTTGATTGTTCACCTTCACGCACAATGACGTTATATCCGTATATCTCAGATAGCTCTGGACTAACAACCCAGCCCGGAGGGGGTCGTCTACGTGATGGCCATTTCCTAGCGGTCATTGAACTTTATATTAAATACTGAAGAAAAGCCTGTGTCCTTTTTAGGAAGAGGCTTTTTGACTTTCTTTTTGGGTTTAGTTTTGCTCATGATCCTAGGCGTTTATCGTTTAGGCTCTCAATCAACTCACGGGCCTTGATCAAGTCGTCACCTTCTTTGTAGCGTTTATTTTCCCTTTTCAATGCATCTATTTCTTTTTTTCTACGCCCTAGAATCCTTCGTGCCGCGCCTTTAGTCCTTGCTCTGTCTGCATTGGATTTACCAAGAGCGGCTTTTGCCTTCTTGTATTTGCCTCGGGCTATAAGTGCTCCTCCACCAGCGACTGCCGCCAGTCCGGTGAGTCCTACCAAAATCTTATCCCGGCTCTCCTTGCGCTCATGCCAGTATTTGGAGCGACGACTTCTTTTTCCTCCATCACGGTGAACCCTAACGGATTTCGCGGTTGGACGTGAAGTTCTCCAGCCTTCAGGTATATCGCTATAATTCTCGTAAAACTCAATGGTATCTCCCTTGGAGGATAATTCCGGGTTGAAATTTGGATCGAATTTGGTCGGGACGGTTGCTGGTGATGATCCCTTGGAACCCCTTGATACTTTAGAAAGCCAACCCTTTTTGTGTGCAAGAATGCCCGCTCCACCTACACCAGCCGTTAATGCTGTTGCTAAAGCCGCATCCTTGAAGCCCTGCTTCTCCCAGAAGAACTTCCTCCGGGGGTTTCTGCGTTGCCCCTTTATCTTGTCCTCGATGTCCTGTGCCGCGCTATAGCCTTGGCGACCCTTACCAATGAACTTCTTCATTTGCCTTTGCACCTGCCTGGCTTCACGAATGGAGTAGCTACCGCCTTCTTCAAAAGTTATCAAACCAGCGAGTTGCTTGGCAATGGACTTGTTGGCTATGTCCTCACCTAGATTGAGGGTATCGGCCATCTTGTTTAAAACAGATTCCCCCTTGGCGCTCATCTTTAGCTTCCGTGTTCGGACGAAGGGGAGTAATTTCCCCAATTTGCCCTTGAGTTTGTTCCCCCAACTGTACCCATGAGGTTCTCCCGCCAATACTCCGATGCCGTGTTGTTTGAATCTTTTCAGCGACGCCTCGGCTTCTCTGGCGCCTGCTTTTGCTGCTTTCCCGGTTTTTAGAGCGGCTCCAACACCTAGAACACCAACACCCGTACCCACCAGGGCGGTTCCACGGGCAACCTTTTTATCAAGTTCCCGTTGTCTGCGTAATTCAGCTAAGTGTGCGCTACGCTGCTCTTCTATCTCTTTTTTGTTTGGCATGATGATAAATTCCTCCGGCTGCTATACCCAAGCCTGTTCCTGTCAACGCACGGATTGCTGCGCGTGAAAATACTTTCCTTCTAAATCCCGATGGGGAATGTTTGCCGAGAATCTTCTCTTTGCCCTTCGCCCATGATTGTAAATCCTGCCCTTCCGGGGCTACCTGATCATATAGTGCGCGGTTCGCTTCTTTGCCTGCACCCACGGGCTGTTTGCTTGAGTGGCCGGCTTCGTCGTAAGCCCGATGGCGAGCAGGTATGTCATGTTGTATAAATCGGCGGGCTGCTTCTGCGCCACCCAGTGAACCAATGACTGCCCCGGTAGCTAATCTACGACCTTTTCTATCCTCCTTCTTTCTTTCAAAGAACATCTGGGTGATTTGGGCGGAGAGGTTTTTTTCGCGTTCGGCATCAGCCGCGGATTCTGCATCAAGTTGCCTCCTGGCTCTATTTGTGACTTTGGTTATTTTTTTTGCAGCACTTGAAGCAGCCATCGCTCTCCCGACCTTTTTACGAGTCTTAGCACTGTCCTCATCGGGTATTTGAGGGGTCGGTTTATTAACCACATGCCCCTCTTTGTCGAGCGTTTTTTTCCTCCCGCCCGATGCCTGCGGGTTGAAGCCAAGCCCCTTCTCGTCACCAATGTTCTTTCGCTTTTTGGTGTTTGATGTGACGTGTGGCAATTTCTTAATTACGTCTCCCGCGCGTTCCCCTTTTATGCCGGGCGCTTTCTTGGGTTTGTTCCGACCTAAAACCTTGTTGTACTCATCCGATCCGGGCGGTGGATTCCCTGCTGCTGCTAAACGTTTTTTTGCTGCTATGGCGAAATTCCTTCTACGCTTATCGTACCCCTCTTGGATATTTGATTCCCAATCACCATATCGCTTATCCCGGGGACCGGAAAGGTCTCCTGTGTTGTAAACTACCACGTTCTGACTAACTTTTTTTCCCTTGTTTGATCTCCCTTTGACGGGAAACTTTTCCTTCTCTGTCATCTCCCTCCACTTGCCTGTCTTTTTGTCCTTTACCAAGGGGTATTCAGTAACATCCTCCTTGCCCCCCTTTGACTGCTTCTTGATATCCTTCTTGATCCGAGCCTTGCTCACATCTGTTGCCCCAGGGAGGTCTGATCCCTCCTGTCCGAGCTTTTTGTTTTCCTTTTCTGCGGCACGACCCAATTTATCAAGGTCTCCCTTTTTCCTTCCTTCTGCTCCCGCTACAGTGAGGGGCATGTTCTTATCCCACACTTTTTGTTCTGCCGCCGGTAATGTATTATAGATGCTTCTGATCGTTACTTTGGAACTTTGCTGACCTTGTTGGAGTCCCCCGGCGTTTTGCTTACGCCATGCTTGTGCATTGGCTTTCTCACGGGATAAGCCTGGGTTTGCTTTCATTAATTTATCAGCATATGTTTGGCGCCAGGCGTGTTGCTCGCCAGCATTGTAATTCTTGCGGCCTTTAGATCGGTTTGTGTAAGCAGCAATATATTGCTCTTTTGCATTTTTATGTGCCTTTTCCCATTGGTCACGCTCTGGAGTTCCCTTTTTCCCGAGTTGGCCAGCTTGTTGAAGTCTGCCAATTTGCTCTGGGAGTTGTTTCCGGGCAATGTTCTTTATTTTTCTGTCATCACCACCTGTTAGTGTGGCAGCATTTACTATCCTTTCCCCCCTGCCTTGTTCGGCATCCGCAGCGGCTTTTACTTTATACCCATGACCCTCGGTTTTTTTGGCCTTCTTCCGCGCTCTGGTCATCCGCTCCTCGTGGGTCATATTTTGGTTGGCATGTTGATCGTCATGCTTTTTTAAGGCTCTTTCACCCTTAAAATCACGATCACCAGTACTTTTTCCTATCTTAACCTTTTGTTCCTGGGACAATCTAGCTGTTACACTACCCAAGACGGAATCGGCTTTTACCGTGCTATTGACCTTCAGTAGGTTATTGGCCTCTGCTCTAGTCATGCCACCAGCGGCCACATATGCACTAATCTTCTTCTTTTGGGCGGCGGTTATGGGACCACCATGTGCCTTCTTCTTCTGGGGATCATCCTTGCTACCAATCTTATAGCCACCCACCGATGCTCCACCTGCGCCAACCAGCTTGCCCCATCGGCCTTTTGTGCCGGGATGATAGAACTCATCCGTAGGAAACTCACCAGCAGGTACTTTGGCTAATCTGGCCTTGGCCTTGTCGTCGAGACCTTTTAAATATTTACGGAATAACTGCTTTACTGCTCTCATGTCGAGATTATTGAGTTTGCTGTACGCTTTGTTGCTCTATCTGCTGCTGCTCTTGCTCTTGTTGCTCAAGCATTTGGCGATATTGCATTATGGCTTCATCCGCCCCTTGTAGTCGCTGGGCAAGTATCGAAACCGGGATTCCATATTTCTTGGCAAGTTCCTGTAGATGGGAAAGCTCCTTGGCTATCTTCTCGCTCTCCTCTTGGAAATCGAGACCCATCTCTCCGTATATTGACTCAGATGTCTTCAGCCCAGCCTGTTGCAGATTTATGTTAGCCTGAACTTCATGGCCAAGGTCTGCGGTTATCTGGGAGTTAAACTGCCAGCGACCCTTCTTGTAATTGGCGTGTGCCGGGAGATCGCGAAATGCTATTGCTCTTCCAAGAACCGCATCTTTGACCCGGTTAAGGACTTGATCCTTTAGGAGTTGTTGGTGGCGTTGAAATGCGCGTTGGGCTTGCTGTACCTCAAGACGAGCAGTTGCTCCACCGAATGCACTCATGTCCCAAACGAAGGCGTAGGGGAGGTTTAGGCCATTGGCCATCTCTCTGACAAGCGTGGTTATGAACCCATTAAAGGTCGCGCTAGGGCGACTGTTGGTCGGGAACATATTCACCTGGTCACCTGGCTGTAGGCGTAAAATCTTGCCAGCCTCCATCTTTTCTAGCTTCAAGTCACCCGCAGCTTTGCCTGTGGCATCCACGGGAACTTTCGAGGTCCACTTATCCGGGCCTTGGTCATTCTTTGTAATAACCCCTGCGTGCGCGGAACCCCATTTGACCGCCAGCTTCTCCATCTTAAGAAGTTCATACAAATCCTTTGCGTGAGGAATTGCGGTCTCAAACGCGGTTATTCCACGATACTGATCTGTCCGTAGAGGATCGAAGTAGTGAACGAAGTTGGGTGCGGGAACATCATGTGGGTCTTTGTATTGCCCGTGGAGAGTTCTCTTGAAAATCTTGTAGGAGGTGGGCTGCCCAAGGTCATTGATGGTTATGCCACCAATATAATTCTCCTGTTTCTTCCCGAGTTCATTTGGGTTACCAATACGATCTGACTCAATTGCCTGAAGCCGAATCTCTTTGCCCTGGGTAACCATTACCCACCCGGCATCACCATCACGACGCATTCCCATGTGTCCGAGCTGGATAAGGTGACGGAAAGGGGATCGGCCTGTTATGTCGCACTTCGTCTGCCACTCATTGAAGTATTCCTCATAAGCTTGATCAATGGCAGGTTCGCCCGTGTTTGCTTGATAGCGAATAGAGCCACATACATACATCGACTCCTTTAGTAGCACGCTCTTAAAGAAAGAGTAATTCTGCACAAGGTTTCGTGCCTCCCACATCATCTTTACTCGATCACGCTGGTTGGCGAGAGATTCAGATGCTGCGGTTGAAAGGGAATGCCCCGCGCTTGCGTGTGCTCGTGTCTGCCGAGCCGCATCATATGCAAACTCCAGACGATCAGAGTGGAACTTTCTCTTTAAGCCCCACTCCGGGGAGATGAAGGCAATTGTTTTATCCAGAAATGATGGGTCTTTTTGTTTCATGCTCTATTTCTATTCCCCCATTCAATTTGAGATGCCCCATCAAAGTCAACATAAGTTGGATCATTATATGAATCTCCACTCTCCCGGCGAATCTCCATGATTGCCCGGAGTCTCTCCTCAACGGATGTAATACTGCGCTGATAGGATTTGTTTCCAACCGATTGAGCTAGGTACATATTTTTTGCCTCCTTTTTTAGGGTTGCAAGTTCTTCATCTAACTCTTCACTCGTGTAATCTCTATAGATTACTTTCCAATTCGCTACGCTCATACTATTTAGTTTCATGTCAACATTACTCGAAGGACAAGTTGAATTTGACTACGACAGTATAGATTTTGATTACGACAAGCTTGATGACGGGGTTATAACTGAAATGCCTGATGTGCTTCAGCAGTACATTAAGGAAAAAGTGAGACGTGAAGTTCAGGATGCTCTCACCCGAGTTATTGCCCTAATATATGACTCCTCAAATTACCGGCTGAAAATAGCAACGATCGTTTGCTCATTCGGACTTCCCTTATTTCTCGGTAAATCCATGAAGGATATCGCATTGATGCATGGCGTCACAAAACAAGCATTATCAAAATCGGTTAAACTATTTCAGAAGAACTTCGGACTTCCACCTACACGGGGGCAAAAATCATTAGCCGCGTGTGAAACCTATAAAAAAATACAACTGGAGAAAAATAAATGAGCAAAACAGGATTAGAGCGAAAAATGGATTCACTTACAAAAGAGGGATCGGTTTCCGTTGTGAGAATAAACAAGGAAAATGAAATCCACATGGAGGAGGCATCACCCGTTACTGTTATTGTAAACCTGGATCCTGCCGAGGAAATCAGGAATGCTCACCAAGCCGGGATACGGAGTATGTCAAACTCCTTGGTTCACTTCACGAAGGCTGGTGAAATACTAACCAAAGTTCGTGAGGAGGTTGAGGATTTCAGTAAATGGTGTAAGGAGAATTTGGAATTTAACAGAAAAACAGCATACCAGTATCTTAAGTTGTTTGAACTAAATAAATCCGGTGCCCTGGATCTGGATAGTGGAAAGTACACATCCATCAGGCAATGCCTCGGTATTGATCACGATGGAGAAAAGTCCACTTACTCAAGAAGTGCCGACCAAAGATTTGAAAGCATCCCCGGGCTTTGTTCCAAAATTGAACAGTATTGGAAGAAGGCATGTAAATCCAAACCAGTTACATCATGGTCGGATGATGAGCGGCGATTGCTTGCAAACTCGATAAAGCCACTAATGGAAATATACAAGAGCCTCCTGTAGCCAAAAATCCCATTAATATAATAGGTAGAGTGGTTAGCCACTACCTATTATAGGGTTTTGGGTCAGGTGGTGACGCCTATAGCTCCCGTAACAAGTCCCGCCACCATAATCATGCACTCGCAGTCCCAGTAGTGATTTGGTCGGCGGGGTTTATTTACCCACTTATAGGTAATCTTTCCGTAGGCATCCTGTATCTCCTCACGGTGCTCCGCGGACATTTGTTGAACGTAATCTATTGTTACGTTTTCTGGTATCTCCCAGGAGGGGCCAATGCCCCGGGTGTACTCCGAAAGTAAGTCCTTGATCGCGGGGTTTGAGAAAACAAAAAGTCTCACCGGGCGTACTTGCCCCTGGAGAGAAGTACCCATAGCTGGATCAACCAACGTATCCTTGTATGGCTGGCGAACACCATCCACCACGAAGTATTGGAAGTCATCGCCCTTCATCGGCTTCCATGAGTACCCGGATTTTGTGACTTCGTTGTAAATACTCGTGGCATTATACCCTGAGTCCACCACCACATCATCATCATCCACCCCTAGTTCCTGGATCTTTTCACGCAGTGATGAGAAGTCTGCTATCTTACCGTAGTCGATCAATCGAGACATCCCCTCCTTACCGAAAGCCCGGCATACATAGAAAAGATGATCCTTCTGGACATCAACCCCAAGGAACCGACGATCCTCTTTTGGCCATTTATCCAGCATACGGAAAGTACCCTTTCGGTCTTCCGACCAATTACCCTGGTCACCATACCGAAGACGGTCTTGCCAGGGTTGTCCCAAGGATTCGGTTATAAAAGTCTTTAGTGGCTGGGGATCACCCCATGATAATGCTTTCTTTGCTGAAAGAAATTCCTCAACCAACTCAGCCCATCTTACCCATGTCGGTAAAAGCGCGGACCACGTGAAGCTCTTGCGTTGTCTGGATGCCTCCGGGTTCGTCTCGACCCAATCACCCTTGGTAAGCCTGCGTCTCTCAGGTGGGGTATCATAAGTCTCGTAACCACAGGCGGGACATTCCATCCGTATCGTCTTGGATAGGTTATCAAAATCATACTTCCCTGATGGCCGGGTCTTTTCATTTGTATCCCACTTTACAAATTCCCAATCAAGCTCGTGCTTCTCTTTGCACTTCGGGCAAGCTACCTTCCAGACCTGCTGGTTTCCCTTTAGATACTCCTGGTGAACTGAATCGTGTTCGTCCGCGGGCGTGGACATTACCACCTGTCGAGCATTCCAGTAGGTTCGGGTTCTTTTTAGAACCATCGGTAATGCCCCTGGAGGCCAATTGCGAACCTCATCCATTAAGAGCCATCGTCTGGGTTTGGATTGAAGCTTGGAGGGAGCATTTGATCCAACCAACTCAAGCGTCATATGCGGAAAGAATACCTCTTTGGCCTTTGCTAGTTCCCTACTCTTTGGCATCAACTGGGCAACAGGGGGGCAAGCTTTTAAGGAAGGCATCATGCGCTCCTTGGCGAACTTTAATGCCTCATCCTCGTTTGAGGTAACCCACATACATGGACCAGGATCTTCGGATATAAGCCAGCATAAGCAGGCTATCATGGTCTCGGTCTTCGCGCTCTGGGCCGCACACATTATGGAAATTGAGCGAACCCGGTTATCCGCAAAGGATTCCATGAACTTTCTAACCCACGGGGCATTGTCTGAACGCCACATCCCGGGAAAGGGGCTAACTGCCACCTTGAAATTATCCTCTGCCCATTCCCATGGAGCGCGCCTATCGGCGGGTTTCCACGCCTCGCGCGCGGCCTGCTCTACGATATTCAATCGTCCTTACGTGGCCTATTGACGTAGGCTCCCGCTCCTATTCCCGCAAGTCCCGTGTACGCAACCTTGTGCTTACCAACATGTTTCCCAACACGTCTCCCGATAAGCTTGGCCGCTTCTTTGGGGTCTCGCCTGATGCGTTCCCCTGTAAAAGTATTAATGCGCCCACCACCGAGGTAATCCCGTACGCGCGGGGAGATTATTTTGCCATCTTTACCCTTAATGCGGTATCCCTTTTTGTACCAACTGGGAACCTTGATGCGACGCCTCCCGAAACCCTTTTCAACTAGAACCTGGCCGGGATGGAGACCTTTAAACTCAAGCAGTGAATCGAGGGACTCACTTAGCTCTAGCAGTCTAGTATGCACGTCTCTGGCGATTTTGGCTATTCTGCTTATGCTGACGATAGAGGTGATGTGCTCCATACCCCAATCCTACAGCACCAGCACCAATTGCACCATACTTGCCATACTTGCCCCAAGGAGTCTTCTTTGGAGCAGCAGCAGCGGTGGTTTTGGCCGGCTTCTTTTTTTGATCCTTGGCTTTTGCCGGTGTTTTCTGTGGCTCATTAAGCCCTCCAGCATCTCTGGTAGGCTCTTTATTACTTACATCCGGTGCGACGTATTTGAAAGTAGTAAACTCCAGCACATCATCAAGATATGCATCTAACTCTATTAGTCTATTCTGCATAGCGGCCTGCTCTCTTTGCGATTTTACGTTCAACACGATCCCGGCGTTTACCGGAAGAAAGTCTATCCCTCTTCTTTCGCATCTTGTTTATGCGGCCTTCTTCTCCCCGGCGAGCAATAACATTCCTCAACGCGCCTGCTCCATAACCTGCGCCGCCCATGATGCCTGCGCCCGCTAAACCGCCGGCGGCCAAGACTGCTTTTGCTTTTCTAGGAAGTTTACCATTGGGCATACGCCTCAAAGCCCCCTTCCCAAGGAATTGCCGATGAGCTTGATTCACTCCAGCACCAGCCCCTGCCGCACCAAACCCGGCAGCGGGAAGCCATGGGCTAGTCACAAATCGGGAAATTGGACGCGTAGGTTTCTTTTCCTCGTCCCTTGCAAATTCCAGTACATTATCCATGTACTCATTGAGTTCTAGTAATCTATCCATTTTTTACCTCCAGAGCTTTGCGATGTTTTTAACACCCTTACCTATGAACTTCCCGGCACCTTGAGCGCCCTTGGCTCCATACTTTAAAAATTTAGTTGGGTCCTTTTTGGCAAGTCCCTTACCTGACGCTAGATTGCCTAGCGATTGCTTCATCCGAGAGCCTAGCCCTTTACTCTGCCAACGCTTAACCATGTTCGTCTGATTTAGATTTCCGCGCTGGCGAGGTTGCCCAAAACGATTCTTCCTCGCACCGTATAAGGCTGCGCCTCCAAGTGCGCCTCCTGCAAGAGCGGCTCCTCCTCCTACCGTGCCTCCAACGATTGCTCCCGCGCGGCCTCTTCGTTTTTCTTCCTCAAAGGCAATGTCATTAGCAAGGTTTTCGGCTCTAGCAAAAATTACTTCATCGAGCGCATTGTCTAACTCGATTATGCGTTGGTTCAGTTCGGATAGCTCGTTCATAACAAAAACCCTATTGTCAACCTCCTCTTCGTAGAACCATCTTTCGTAGCCACCCGATTGCCCTACGTCTATTCATATTTGAGTTTTCCGTGATTCTGGTAATAAGGTTGTCCAGTCTCTCGCCTGTTGGCATCTGCTTGGGTATCTTAACAGGGGGTTGCCTACCTGCACCGGGGCGAGTTTTACCCTGCTCTTTACCGAATGGTGTTTGGCGAACCTTGCCTACCGGGTCAGGAGAATCCGGTACTTGTGTATTTTGATGTAGATCAGCCGCGAGTTTGTCGCGCTCTACTTTAGATAGACTCGCGATCTGTTGTGCTTCCGTTGGGGCTGGGGGTGATTTAACTTTATCCAGAACCTTCTTTGGTAACTCCGCGATTCTTGTTGGCCAGTCTCGTTGTTTTTTAACAATATTCGTATTGGTCGGCCGAACCACCAGCACCCTCTCCCCGGTCTCGGGGTCTATCTTATATCTTCCGCTCGTGTTACCCGCGGGTGACTCGCTAAAAAGAATAAGTAGCTTCTGGTATCTTTCCCCAAAGGTTTTCGCTGCCTTTAACAGACACTTACCTTTGGCATCGCAAATCTCTTTGGACTTGCAGTTTATGCACCGCGTAAGGGTCGGGTTGTTATGAAAAGGCTCCTGGTCGAACATACCATAACGGAATCTGTCAACCCTCATGCAATTGCTTTAAAGCCTCATCGATAGCTTCCTTGAGGCGCGCTTCCGCATCCACGGGGTCTAACCCTGCCATTTGTGGAGCAAGCTTACTGGGGATACTTAAAAGGATTGTTTTTGTCTCATAAACCATCCCGGCTACCCACCTCTCCACATCGGTGTTAAGGGTGAACTCCTCCCTCTTGACCGATAACTCATGCTCCAGTTTCTCACAGATTAGCTTCAACTGGCGAATCTTTAGCTCATGTAAATCCTCTTCCTCCGCGTCCCCTATATTATCCAGCTTGTTATTGTCCTTCACCCACGCGCGTGTGGCCGCGACATCCCATTTCCCGTTGGTAGCCGCCTTGGGAAAGCCGTCTTCTTTCCTCCATCTCTGGATGGTCTTGCGATCAACCTTAAATATAGACGCTAGTTCGGTCTGGTTTTTTGCAAACTTCGGTGTCGAACTCGCGACTTCATTAAGTGCTATCTCACTAGCCCGCTGTAGGTCTTCCTGACTAACTGTTTTTCCCTGATCCAGCTTCTCCAGGATCCCCTTTGCCCATTTAAGGTCACTCATATACATAGTTATTTATAAATCGCGAAAAATTTCAAGCCTCAAAAAACGTGCAATTTGGTGAAATTTGCGGGATGTATATTATGCATAAGTATGAATAAATGCCCACCAAATGGCTTGTGAGGCCAATGATAGAGCCATCTTGCGGTGGTGTGGTAAGGTGGTGGAGTCTGAAAAGGCAACCCCAAAGAACCTCATGCCCTAGCAATAGGGACACACCCACATACCCGTGGTACACACCACCGCTATGTGAAGTGTGAGGGCTAAAGCCACCAAGGCACAAACCGTGGATTCGTTCACGTAGTGACCTTGGTGGCTTTCACTTTCCCGAAGGGAATTGAGTCCGTGAACTGGATTCCATGTCCATCGGCACTTGTGTGTCGTTGGATTCGTCCTTGAGACGCATATATCACGAATGGGTCGCTGTGTCCAGGCATCTTTGCCGAATAGCAGCAATATAGAAAAACTGTATCCCATGATACAACTACACACCATAACACAACCAATCGCAACATCACTACGCAAGAAGACAAAGGCTCAATTGCTTGAGCACATCGCAAACCTCAACGCACCGTCCGCTCCCGTGGCCTCCGCACCGGCAAACTTGTTTGCCCAAGTCACCCCCACCGTTGCCACCACTCCCGTGGCCTCCGCACCTGTTGCCCCCGTGGCTCGTGCGAAGACCGGGAGTAACATCGGCATCCCCAAGGATGCCTTCGTCAACATGGTTGCCACCGCCCGTGAGGGAATGTGGACGATCCCAAATCGTCCCAACCAACCTCCGTATAAGGTAATCGCCCGTCCCGACGGTGCGAACAACACAGCCCACAAAGGGGTGAAGGTCTACGCAAAGCCAACCGCAAAAACATTGCGGAAGCTCAATGGCTTTGCCACCAGTGACGGGCATCTCATCCGTGACCTGTTCACGGATGGCCTCGACCTGTCCATTGCCGTTGCGATGGTCAACCCCAAGGCGAACGTATCACACCCTCTCATACCCGGGAAGGGACAGACAGCGGGGTTGCTCATGAGTGAGGCTTCACTCCCAAAGGAGTTCGCTCAGTGCATCACGATGCAAAACCGTGGTGTAGATCACTCGGGTAATGGGTTCATTGCGGTCAACGGATCGCATATGCCAAGAGTGCAACTCGTGCAGGCACAGGCTCCTGCTCCTGTGGCCGCTCCTGTTGAGACTCCTGTTGAGGACACCGTTACGATCAATGGTCGCACATATGTTGCGACCGTAGCCTAATATCCGACCGACGCACACGTAGGGTCCGATCCCCTACGTGTGGTGTGTCTTGGCACACTAACTCGCCAAGCCAATTTCGGCCATAAGGCCAAAGCTCACTTGCCATCCCCGTGGGGAAGTGTGCTCACCATCAAACGGGCGTCTTAGCCTCGTCGGCATATATAGGACGTTAAAAGGAAGTCAGAGATGACAAAATCACAAATTATCGTATTCCTAATGGGTCTTGGCCTATTTCGGGAAGTACGCTATAACGGCAAGCGTGGCCAGTTTTATGCCACGCTTGCAAAGAGGGATGTGAGGGCAGCGGCCTTCACCTACTTCTCCCGTAGAGGCATGATAGGCTCGCAAGGGTCTGTCGTCTTCAAACCGTCTAGGTTCCAGGTAGACATATATGATTCTCCCTTGAACGTGGGTACGTACGATAAACACGGGGAGTGCCACCTCGGGTGCGTTCAGTTTATCGGGGAGACAATCCTATCAACACCAAACGCTGGGGCCTTCCGGAGATCGGAGGACATCCAATGGACGTACTTCGATACAAAAATTGGTTCTGCCGAGCCGACCCCTTTAACGTTCCGCCAAGCGCGTGAAGAACGAGGATGGGGACAAGGCTTCAACGCTTGGTTGAAGGAGCCAATCAATTGCGGTCAACATAACCGTAAAGCTTACTCCGAGGAAAGAGAAAGCCCACTGGCCCTGCACCGCAACCTCCCCACGGTTTGGTAACATACCTTAACAGGCGCTCCTGGTCCCTTTAGCCGTGACGGCAACCAGGCTTATTTCTTCTACAGGTTCCCACCCCTTGTAAAGTGGGTTGAATTGCTAGTTGTAGCCGACTAGGGATTTGAAATCAACAAATGGCTACCGTCAGCGGATTAGTCTCCGTGGAGAGAAGGACATATAATGTCTATCGTAATCACAAACAATCGCAAGCTTCTGCTTGCAAACCTCGAGAACTCCCAACCGACCTCCGGTTCCACATGGAAGCCGGGTGCCCGGCGTGGGCAGGAAATCCGAAAGGCTCATACCGTCTGGGAAGACGGCAAGATCGTCGCCTACGGCGATCGTAAGGAAGCGACGAAGGTCGACAAAGACCAGGCTGAAAGGCTCCGCTCCCAGGCCGCAAAGGCCATGAAGCCGAAGCGTACCGTGCAAGGAATCGTGAAACCAGCTAGGGATAACTTCCTGGCTCGTGTTGAGCACGATCGTCTGCTACAACGATGTGAGGGAGCAATTGCTTCCTTCCACCTCACCTCGCGCGATGCCCTCCCGGGTATCGGCAAGGTCAAGGATGACGGTGTGAAGCCGGCTGACCTCTTGGGGGTCTTCTCCTTGAGGGACCTCCTCACAAGTGACACGACGGCTGAAGACAGGGGCAGACCCTTCTTCAGTCGTGGCGCTGGTCAAGACTGGGAAATGGGTTCGGTGGAGATCACCGACGCGTTCTGCCGCAAAATGCGGCTCTCGACGTGGTTCGCCAAGATGGCTACTCCTGGCTTTGCCCAGGGCGGTTCCGGAGAGTAAGAGTAATGTCAAAGTTCACCCAAGGGGACGTGTTGGTCCCCACAGGAGAACCGAAAGCGAGTGAGCAGATCATCGTAACCGGGTATGAGGGGGATGACCTCCTCGCCTACCCGGCCGGTGGTGGCTTCTCGCTCCGCTTCACACCAGCGGCGGTGGAGAAGTATAACTTCCGCCTCTGGACCTCAGATGATGAGGAGGTGAAAAAGGTCAACTTCGGAATGGATTGTTTCTCCGATTCCGCTGGTCACTTCCTCGACTTCGAGGGATACGACCGAGGGAAGCGGTGGAACGGCTGGGCTTGCCCACTACTCACCGTAGCCGGCTTCAAGAAGCTTCGTGAGGCTTGCGAGGTGGAGGACGAGGAGGATGGATTCCCCTCGTTTAAGCTCGAAGGCGGTGTGTGGCAAGTGAGGGACACGAATGAAGGGGAGTATTTCCCCATAAACTCATTCGTGCTACAAACCGGTAGTGAGACCGAGTGCTTGGTGTACGACCTGGATATCGGGTGGTGCTTCGAGGTAACCAACTAGTGCGGCCATACGACCTGGGTATGAAAGGCATGACCCCGCCACCAGTGGCTCCCTTCCCAGCACGACCCTCAACCGGCCCAATGGTATGGGTTGAGGGAACTGGGCTAATACCAGAGGTAGAGCCAGAGACGGTTCTGAACCTCAAAGTGAATGGGTCCCGAGGCGTATTGGACGTTATAGATCGCAAAGTCTATAACAGATACGGCTACGTGGCCCAATTTCCACATGAGATCAACTGGGATCATGTGGACGAGTTCATGGAAAGATACGGCAAAAACCACAGCTGGTTTGAAGGGACCAGATGGTTGGACGTTGAAGTCATGAACAAGTCCCCGCTCTGGAGGGGAAAAATCATAATCCTCGACGTGCCTGAAAGGAAGACATCCTTCCTCCGGTCACGCGAGGTGATTTCCAATCTATGTGATCGCAAGGTTGCCCTGGATCTGGAAATCGAAATCAAGGAGTTCTTTGAGAAGGAGGAACTCCCGTGGCACGACTATGGTGCCGACACCGTGGATATCCTACCGAGGCAGATAACCGGTCTCGATAGCATCCTCGGTCTACCCACATTCATGACCGGTTATCCATCCAGGATAGCGGAGTACTGGAAACGGGGAAAAGCAATGGCGAAAGCCATCAACAATATGGAGGGAAACTGGACTGCCCACCACCTAAGCCGATCAATTGGCGAAAAGTCCAATGAACCCGTATTGGAGGGGTTCGTCGGTGTGTCGAATGATGCATACCCGATGCAAATCCATACGGAAAACAAAAAGACTCCAGGCTGGACTAAATGGCGCTGGAGTTACTAACACCAAAAACAAAGGAAAACGTGAATAACGAAACAGAAGATAAAAGGGTTGAAGCCCTTATGAAACAACAACCAGATCGTGGCTTCGGGCGCTGTGAAGAGTCCACGGAAGTCGGTGACTACGAGGCCACCAAAACAGAAGAAGGGAGGCTCGCAGAGTGGATAAGGTAATAGAGATCACAACTCTACCAGGGTGCGTGGGCATCCGGGTTGGTACTGAACTCGAAATCAAAGCCACAGTTACGTGGGAGATTGAGGATCACTCATTCGACCACGAGTATGGAACTGAGGTCCGAACGTCGGTTGAGATTGATGAAGTCTCAATCGATCACCTACGGCTCCACTTCCCATCTACATCTGGATGGGTAGAGCTAAAGCCCGACGAACTCGGCGTGGAAACAATCGAGGAAATCAAAGCCACTGTGTGCCGGGATGCCGATACACAGAATATGTGGCCAGACGAATCGGACTTCCGAGAGGAATATGAACTCCAGAAAGCGGAGGCCATGTTGGACCGATGAGTGGCGATAAAATGGCCGACAAGTGGTCAAAGCATGGAGCCGACAAACTCTTCGGTAGAAGGATCGTCCATGTCCGGTATATGGGAGAGACTGAAGCTGAAGACCAGGGGTTCCATCATCGCCCGATTGTCATCCACCTGGATAATGGCACGCTTATATACCCCTCTCGTGATGACGAGGGCAATGATGGCGGGGCGTTATTCGGTAATACTCAAGACGGAGCCACACAGAAAGATGTGGATGCTGGGGATGCCCAGACAATAGGAGGTCCAGTAGGCCTCACATTCCCCGTAATCTAATGGGATTCTTCTCGTTCAATTGCAAATGCTGTGGGCATCCAATGCTTCAGCCCTGTGCAACCGAGAAACTCAATAAATGGATGTCGGATTGCATCGTAATAACCGATGATGGTTCAATCCTCATGGGTGAATACGATGGCTACGGGAGAGTCGGGGAGCATGAACCGATATCACCCGAATGTGGTGCATGGTATCACAAAGCCTGCTGGAACTCATGTTTAACCAATGGCTATACGCCAATGAACCAAAACGCCAATGAAAAGTTTGGCATCACACAAGGCCCATCCGATTCGGCCAGCGATCAAGGCTGGTTCTTCGAAGATGGGATTCACGACATGGAGGAGCCTTCCCCGTTTACATTCCTGGGGGGCAAGTTCATGAAAAATCAATCAACCCAACACACAATACTCAACCCAGAAGGGAAATAGGACTAACATGAAAATAGAACTAGACGCGAGCGAAATCGCCGCAAAACTGAATGATTCTGAGTGCATAGACGCACTCGGGAAAGCGGTTGCCTCCACAAAAATACAGGAGGTGATCAAGTCTCACATCAAGACGCTAAAGGTTAATATACCCCAAGCGGCTATCGATGACATCACCAAAAGCATAAAGGATGAACTACCATCCTCTAGCGGGTCGATGTCTTGTGGTAACATCGAGGATATGGCCAAGCAATTGGTCGCTGTACTCGATGCACAGATAAAAGCTGGAGCACCAGCGGCAAAGTCAGCGAAGGCTGGTGTTATCGCCAAAGGAGCGCCGGCGGCTTCAGGGAAAATATCCCAAGCTCTCTTCAAGCATTCCACACCAGGTTTGCGGAAGAAGCAAGGGAAGCAATTCCTTAAGCTCAAAGGAAGCAAGGGAACGTCAAAGACATACCAAGCACGTAAATTCGGCGAGAATGCCGGGTTTGACCTCGTTGTTGAGGTTGCTTGTATGTCGGACATGGAAGCCAAGGACTTCATCGGTGGCCCAACGGTCTCGGGTGATGGCTCCGGTGGGTTCCTGTTCGTCGATGGCCCCCTGGCTACAGCATGGAAGGCTGCCGCTGACGGAGAGACCGTATTGGTCATACTAGACGAAATTGGCAATGTGCCACGGAAGCAACAACAAGCATTCCTCACTTGCACATCTCCCTATATCGGGGCGGATGGCGAAGAATGGTTGAAGTTGCCAACGGGAAGGCCATTGACGACAGGCAAGGACAAGGAAGGCAACCCCCAAGTAACCCTTGAGGAACTTCACTGTCCTATGGCAAATATCTCCATAGTTGGAACCCAGAACGTGGGTCCCAAGTATGACTGTGAACCGGACACCCCGGCGATCAAGGCGAGATTCAAGCCAATCCCCGTGAAGACGGATGCCGATCTCATCAAGACGGTCCTGTCTCCACGACTAAAGGAAGCCGGAATAGGTGCTCCAGCAAATCTGGTGACACGGTTTACCAAGCTATGGAGAACCGCGGAGGATGCTGTCAAGAAAAGCCTTCTTGATGAAGCACCCAGTATCAGGGAGTTCCTGCACGCCATTGACCTCATGCAAGGGGAGGGTTTCACGACTGCAAGGTCTTGTGCGGATGCCCATACCATGCTGAAGGATCACATGACGGAAGAGGGCTTCTGTGCGTGGTTCTCTGCCGAGGGTCACGATGGAGAGCCTATGCAGGATCAGATGGAAACGTGGGTAAAGCTTGTGAATAAGGTATTCTCATGAGCGTACCTTCTGCTATCCCAACCAAGACGCTCAAGGCTTATGCATCCAGCATAAAGAGCGTAAAGGATCAACACTGGAAGCGAACCACCGGCACACTCGACTCAACAGCGATACTGGAATGGGCAGAAGAAGCTCCTCCAGAAACCGCGTGTTGGGGATTCGATGGTGGAGTTCACACCATCAAGATGTTCAAGGGGCTTCCGGGTCACATTGATCGTACTGATCTCCTTGCAAAGCGCCGGACAGGCCCAGCCTCCAGAAAGGAAACAGCGTACCTCAAGGCAGTACACGACCATGAAACCATGCATGGCTTGTACACCTCAAGGGACTTCGTTAGCCTGAATAAGCTCCTGGCTGATGCCAAAGTGCCATTCCAGACAATGAACTTGTTTGAGGATGGACGAGGTGAAAGCCTATATCGCTCAAGAAGGCCAACCTCTGTTGCGGGAAAGAAGGACTTGCACTATGACGGCACTCGGATTGAGTCTGAGTCATACGGCATACGGAAGTTCAACTGGCTGAAATGGGAGGAGATACACGTTGATATCCCCTTCAATACGATGCTGGCCTTCATTAAGGCAGAGGGAACCCGGAAAGGCGGAGCACGTGGTGATAATGTGGCATACGTCTTCGAGGAGTTCAATAGTCGCTGGTTAGGAGATCGGACCCCTTGGGAGTCCAAGAAGACAGGAAACAAGGTGGGTATCGATCTTGTTTACACGTTCTGGCGAAATGTTGCCGGTCGTGGCAATGATGCCCGATACCCCACCACGGAAAGCCTACTCCCCGTATTGATTGAATGGGAGAAGCACTTCCCTTCACCTGAAGGCGGAGAAGGCATTCGATTCGGCCCAGGTAGTGACTTTGCCACTAGTGCGGATAATGCACTCGGTGGAGAAGCCTACCAGAAAGATGAGCCAGCAGAAGGAAAGCCCACGGATAAAAAGGAAACAATCCAGGGCAAGCATGACGAGAAACAAGGCTCGGATGATGAGTCTCAACTCAAAACAAACAAGGACTTGAGGGATCGCGGGTTATCCCCGTACTACTTCTCGTTCGATAACTAAAACATAACGAAAGGTAAAATGAAACCAAAACCAATAACAATACCAAACACAGTGTTCACCGTAACCACAGCAAGCTTCGGAGGTTGTGATGTTGAAGCAAGATCGGCGGCTTACTACGACTACACGGAAGCACTCAGGCACCTGGCATGGGAAATACGTACCGGGTTTCAACTCAAATCATCGGAGATCGATGCCAGCGTCACATACGTTTGCAATGATGACCCGGTAAGGGGGCCAGCTGATGAAGGAGTTGGTGGCATAGTTAGCCACCTAGACCCAGATGGGTTTCCGATGGTAAAGCGAAAGCGAATCAGAATCCCAGGGCATGGTGAACACAGACCCAAGGGAAAGAAGATCAGGAAGATACTACGTAAGTGGATTCCGAACTTCTGTAAGGCAAAGGATATACCGGTCGATGACCCCAAGGCAATTGTCGCGTGCAAGGACAATGTACAGGCGGGTAGCGTTTATCACCTCCTGTATGTAATCTCCCCTTATGAAGAATCGATCCGCAACGTTGGAGCCGTGAAGAAAAACGATGCTCAAGCACGTTCAGAGAAATCGCTTGGCTACACCGGATTGAAGCATGTCGAAATCCAATGGGGAGGAGATGATTGCTACAGCATAGTCTTCAACTCACAATGTGCGTCTCAGTTGTCCCCGGGGAACTACGCTAGGTAACATGGTCACAGAAGTTACCGTATTCCAAACCATCACACGTTCAGGGAAGTATCTGCTCGATATCACGAAGGAGGATATAAAGAAGTGGATCGTGAAAAACGACATGTACCTGGACCCAGAGGATAAATGGTTTGATTACATCGAGGATTACGTCGGTGATGTGTTCCATGATAACCAGGATCCATCTGATGGCATCCCGTTGCATAAGAGAAAGTTCTCAGAGAAACCCGAGGATGGAAAGCCGGAGTGGGATGACTACGTAGTGGAAGTCCTCGGGGAAAAGGAGGGTGAAACCGCCAAGCATCGAGCGAAGCTCTACCAGACAGGAACAAACGTATGAAGCGATATCGTATTCACTTCCGTATCGTGGAAGAGGGTTATATATGCATGAACGCCTGCGACGAGGAAGAAGCTAAAGATGCTCTCGAGGATTATTCATCACATGGCTACGATATGACAAAACCCTTCCAGCACGGATCGGAGGTAATATCATATTCCCACGAAGAAGGACCTGGGATTCAAATAACGAGTGCCGAGGAAATTGCACTGGATCACTGGAACAAGTGAAAGCAGAGATAACACGAGAGCTGGAAAAGCAAATCCTCTCTCAGAGAATAAGATGGACAATCGCGGACGAAATCCGGGATTGGGAACAAGCGATGGAAGAGTTCATCGCAACACAAACAACTAAAGGAAAGGAAGAATAATGCCAAATTGGTGCTTCAACAAAATACGTATAACAGGAAACAAAACGGACATATACCAGATCAAGGATCTACTACGGGATCACAAGTCAAAGGTGTTTAGCCTAACTCGTGTCATCCATGTGCCGGAGTCAGACCCAAATCAAACCCGTATCGATAAATGGGGAACCAAGTGGGATACATCAGACGATCGTATTGTGCTCGAGAACAAGGAGGAGATCGAGTACATATTCGATACAGCCTGGTCTCCACCAATCCCAGTCATCGAGGCTCTAAGGAAGCAATTCCCCAAATTGTACATAAGCGCGTTCTTCGACGAGCCAGCTATGGAGGAAGCGGGGTACTATTAATGGAGACATACACAGTATACCGCTACTTCCGTGAATGCGGCAAGGAGAGGGAAGAAATCAAAACGGGGCTAACCCTAGAGGAAGCCCAAGAACATTGCCAGCGAGACGATACCAGCGGAGAAGGCTGGTTCGACGGCTACACAAAGCAAGCGTGGGACCGGTTGGGTTGCTTGAGGGAGTTAGAACCTGACGCCGACCCTCCATGGACGTGCGTCAACGATCACACAGGCTGTATGTGGAATGACGGACACAACGGGTGTCACCACGAGGGCAACAACACACAACCACTAATCGAAAGAGGAATAACATGAGTACACTAAAATCATCCGACCTAGAATCCATCCAGGTCTTCGCCATGAATCGGCGTGTAAAGGAAATCATCGGGCTACTAAGGCTAACCAGCGAGGATAACCCCGGGGAATGGATAGTTCCCGTCGAGGCAATATCATCCAATGGTACGCTATCCCGTACGGTAGTCCCGGCGAAATACGACTGCATATCCATGCAGGATGGATGTATCGAAATCCAGGTTGCCGAGGAGGAGGTCGAGATACGACGCATACATAGCACAAGCAAGAAGATGGTTAATCGCTATCGCATTCTGCAAACAAAGGTTCAACATGGTGTAAATGGAGAACCGGATGACGTAGATATGGAAGAAGTTAGCTCTCACGATTCAGTCGAGGATGCCCTACTGGAAGCGATGAAGATCGTAATCGGCTGGGAACTCCAAAACGACTACGAGGGAGCCTTCTGGCAAAAGCAGGCGCTTCTGGAAAAAGCATGGGAGGTTGCGGGACTATGATCGGCGGCTTACCCACACAGTTCGCTTGGACAGACAAATGCCCGGACCCACAGGAGGTTACCAAGCGATTCAGGGATGCCGACTATGCCATAGTTGCTGCCACGGTTGGTGGTAGCCTTGGCAATTCCGGTACCTGGACAGGAGGTGCAAGGCGAGTACAATGGACGTATAAGGGTAAGTTGATCCTTGAAATCCGTGGCCATAAGGAACATGAAACCGATGGTAGTACATCAGCGTATCATGGACCTGGCCACTCGCCCGTGTGCGGACCCAAAGAACCAGGGCATTCCTCCACATGGGCGACAGGAGGTGGAGCGCTTGAGGATCAAGGATCATGCTATCCCGTGGTTACATCCCCGTATGGATGCCTAGCGGATGATCTATGGGGGTGGAGAAGCGTAGTTATCCACATTCCGTATGTTAACGTAGATGTGCTCCAGTCCCTGTCGGAAGATGAATGCTATGAGTTACGTGACCTGGTGAACCTCATATCCAGCGAGTTCAGGCTGGGGATTCACCTAAACGTCAACTACATGTTTCACGCTAGTAATATCGAGAAGGGGGAGAAGGTGTACAAGCCCTGGTGGATCACACGAAAGCATCCAGGTGTCGATGACCTGGCGTTCTCCGGGGACATTATCCAGAATAGGCCCAGTGGAATGCGACCCTATCTTGAGGGTGTGCCTCCGTTTAGACGAGGGAAAGGCGCATCAGCTGCCTTCACGGCTCCACGCCTCCCGATTCACTACCTGTATAGGTTGCTACGGAACCCTGATAAGGCGGATTCGTGGAATGAGAAGCGGGCTGATTACGACACGGTGTATATTGATGAAGAAGGTTACTCACAAAACCCAGCGGACATTACTGCATGTTTCTGGATAGCACCCTGGTTCCATTACGCGAAAGAGGATGACTATTACGGGGAAACGACCATAGAGGATGGCTATAAGCTAGATAAGCTGTCCGACCGGCTGGCGCAACTGGTATACGGAAACCATTGTCGTGAGATATATGGTCGATTGATCGTGAATGACAAGGACTCGGTAACCGGTCGCCCAGGTTGCAGATACCCGGCTGATATACCGGAATGGCATTCAGAGTTCAAGGGGGATAACCCGTTTGATGTATATGGAGCGGATGTGGAGGTGATTTGGAAATGATCCTATATCGCCTCGCGTTCATAATAAGAAAACTACCAAGGCAGTTATGCTTTCTTTGGGTACAATCCCGGGATTCATACATTGCGAAACAACGTAAAAGAAAGGGATAAGAGAATGAAATCAGATAACATAATTAACGCAATTACTGCATCAAACATCCATGAGAAGCTCAAGCAGGATGGAGCGAGGATTGAATGGCGGAAACCAGGGGTTCCATATAAGAAACCCGACCCAGAGTACCTTCGTATAAAAAAGTCAGCTCTACGGATTGCTGAGTTCCAAGGGATTGGCACGCAAAAGCCTATCATGAGTAACGGTGGAGCACGGAAAGTGAAGCCAAAGTATGCGGGTGATGATGATCCACGTATATGTGTTCAATCCAGCATCGAGGAAGGAAAGCGTGAGCCTCTCACAAAGAACATATGCTACGGCAACTTCGGTAAGCGTGAGGGAAAGATCCTGAATACACCAGGGTACTTCGCGAAATACCTAGAAGCTGTTAGGAATATAGCTGGAATGTCTGGGGTCCTGGAAGGACTAATGAAGCTATACCACGTTCGTCATGGGTCACAGATATGGGTAGACAAGGCCGTATCATCGGACCTATCGCTAACCGACATGGATCATGTTGGCCCGGGAGACGTGCCATTCCCACAGGAATCACTGGAGTTCTTCTTTGAAGACCCAAACCTCCCAACGGTTCTAGTCTATCGTGGTTCAATGAACGAGCAGTTGAAACGGCTTAAGGTGGAGGATGAAGTTGGCATCGGTTCGCGTCAATCGCCTCTTGATTATGACACCGACTCAATCAACTTCTGGTGCGAGACTCCAATGGGTGGCGGTATGGCCTTCCGGGCAAGAGCACACAACTGGAACGAGATGATGAGCGCCAACGATGCCGGGGAAATCGAGAAGCTAAAGGGTAGTGTCGCATTTGACGATACGGAATGGCCACAGCTTCGCGATCTCTACAAGCTCTGTATCAAGGTGCTGGCCTATGCGTCGATACCACATCTTGCTCCCAGGGTCGTCGGTAAAAAGGACATCCCAACGGGGCGGCCAAATTGCAAGGGAAGACCGGCAACGAAGATATACCGAGTCGTTTACCTACCGGAGGTCTCCAGAGGAGGTGGTGAAGCAACCGGTGATGGTCAGCGACATGAGTTCAAGGGCAGGCGCGGACATATGCGATTCTACTCTAGTAAGCGTTATACAAACATGAAGGGCAAATTTCAATACATTCCACCCGTCCTGGGGCCGAATGGAGAGATGCCGAAAACAATCTACAAGGTTCGTAAGCCTAATGTGAAGCGAACAACAACCCAAACAAAAGGATAAGTAATGATAACACGTAAAGAAACCATAGTACCAGAGAAACCAAAAGCCAAAAGCAAAAGCAATACACCGACGCTCACTGCAGCGGACTTGGGCCTCGGAAGTCAAGCCGAGATGGTTAAGCTCCACTCCGTGATCCGTCAGGCCAAAAGCGCGGCAGATGCGTTAAAAGCAAGCCAAGCCAAGGTCGATCTCATCCAAGCGGCAAAGCAGAAGATGTTCACCAGCGGCCTGGGATCATTCTACCTCGATCTCGGGGATGGAATGAAGCTCCTCCTGAAGCCGAGTACACGACGCTATCCTTTGACGGATGCCGTTGCGACACAGGTCGAGAAGGTCATGGAGGACGCGGGCTACGATGCCGGTGACTACTACCACGAGTCTCATCAAATCAAAATCGATGCAGACAAGATCAACACCAGGCTGTCGGAAGACAACTACATGGAGTTCCAAGCGGATATGGCCGAGCTAATGGCGAAGTACAAACTCGGAGACTGCTGGGCAATGGAAACCCAGATCATGCCGAACAGCGACTTCTTTGAGGCTCGCAATGCACTGCCGCTTGAGGTGAATGAAGGGCTTGAGAAGTGCAAGCCATCTACGATATCGGTGGAGGCGAAGCAGGAGCTGTAATGTACGATTTACATTACGATCTAATAAACCGTCACCTATCTGGATTCAAGCAGTCGCTGAAAGGCGGAGTAGGGAAGGAGTTGAACCACAGAAAGGGGAGACTTAACATCCGTGCTCTTGCCCGGCGTGATGATAGCGGCTTCTTCCTCCGTACAGGAAAGACGGAAGATGGTAAGCCAACAATCACGTTCATCGTTGATTGCTCCGGGTCTATGTCCGGGGAGCCAATGGAGATGGCGATACAGATGTGCGTAATCCTATCGAGCCTACATGAGTCAAATGCGGCTAATGTGAATGTCATATGCACGGGCCACTCAAGGGCGGACGGGACAGGTTACAACGGATTCCAAGTCCCCATGCCACAACCACCAAAAGTCTGGCAAGCCATGCAGGCTTGGCACGGAAGGGAGGGTTTGTCCCAGACGTTCGATAAGTTCAAAAATGTACTCGCCAAGTCTGATCTCGTTGCTTGTTACACAGATGCAGACATTGCGGATAAAGCACTGAAGCCATCACTGTGGAATAAGCACGGCATATCCTGTGTGGGCTTGTATTGCGGAGCACTCAGCCAGGTTGATGTAATGCGACGGTACTTCGATTATGCCATAGCGAGAACGACTCCGGATGACTTGTTCACGTCCTTCCTTGAGCTTGTGAAACGACTGCTTAAGGTTCAGCTACGGAAATAGTGGACAAGCTAACAAAGTCAGAGAAGGTACGACTCACCTTGCTGGTTGCAGGGGTTTGTATCGTGGAGAAAATCAAAACCACAATGATAGACGCCATTGATGCGTTGCGCTATGGAGACGGAAAAGATGAAAATTAGTAGCAAGGGGTACAACATCACGTTGACCAACAAAGACACGGGAGACCAAGCGGCAATCGACCTGGTTATTCTCAATGATCTGGAAACCTGGGAGGTTCGGTTCGGTGCATCGTCCACCTTCCCTCCGTCCCTAGCTGGAACCTATAACGATCTAGCGGCGGCGCTCCTGGTGGCTAGTAGGGGAATCGGAATCAATTGAAATACTCCATCATCTACTTCGAGGAGGGAATGGGCTGGTACGACTGGACGACAGCCGACGAATCCGCGCGCGCGCATTCAGAGATCATCTACTTCAACACCAAGAACGAGGCGCATGATTATCGGGACGAAATTCGGCGCCAGAAGGGAGTTCTCGAGGAATACCAAGTAATCGATAAACCGTAACGCTAAAAACGTGGAAATTTCGGAATCGAATCCGATTTTTCTAGGTAAACCTCGCGCATGGCGTTGACTGCGGCATCAAAGCCCCAGCTAAACGCGGAGGCGGAAAATGGGAAAAATGGGTCCTTGAGATAAAGGCCGATCGGAACACCGACCCAGAAGCCCAGGCATAACGCGCATTTAGGGAGGAAGGGGAAAAACCTCGCTATTCCATCACGAATAGTTTGAGTCGGCTTGCCATACATGAGTATGGCCGTAAGGCCGGCACTAGCCAGAAGTTCATGCATCGATCTCTTTAACCCAGAGATCACCCAGTAGTTTATCGAGTGCTGCTGGCATCATTTTCACTTCATCATACGAAAGGAGTGGGGAAGTTGTGCCATCATCGAAAGTGATTTGGACCGCATTATCCACGATCCGTATGCTAGGACATCCCCGATTGCCGCAACAGAGAATTATGCTATCGCCTTTGACCTTCATTTAGTCATCAGCAAGCTCAAGGCCATCTTCATCAAAACCAAACGTGAGTGAATACGTGCGGGAAAGAATCCCGGTATTTGTATTCTCACTTAGGCTTCCACGAACAGTGGTGAGTCTGGATGGAAGGTTGGCAGTCAAGACAGCGGCTAGTGCTGCTGTTGTTGTAACCGTACCTTGTGCTGTGACTGATACGGTAGGAATCGTATTGTAACCATGGCCACCAGTGGTTCCGGCCGTGAAAGCTGAAATGCCTGTAATAACCCCAGCATTAACGGCAGTCACAGTCCCTGAAGCATCAAGCACGGCTCCACCACCGGAAAAGTTAAGAACATCTCCAACCGTATAACCTGCACCTCCATCTGAGATAGTGACAGAAGCCACGCTTTCCTGGGCATCAAAATAAGTCTGGTATGCACGAATAAAGTGAAAGGCAAGTTTACGAAAGTCACCACTAGCACCTGCGGCTTCTGCGTTTGTCAGGTCGTTGCCTACGTATCCCAAATCTGATAAAGGAATCACAGCGGAACCTCCTTCTTCTACCCCGGTGTTAGATAGAGGAACTCCTACCAACGGAGTTCCTGCAGCTGAAATTGTATTGGCACCAGCATCTTCAGCCTCAAGACTAACTTCGGTATTTGAGGTTCCATTTATGGCCTTAAGTCCATCAACACCATCTGCAGAATCGGTCCCTGTCCCATATACTACATTCGCGTCTTCTGTGCCATTGATAGCAATGCGAATACGGTTTCGTGATTCAGCATCAGTCCCACTAGATGCCCATTGAATTTGAATGTTGTTTGCCGCGGGTGACCCGAGTGTCGATACTAATGTAATAGTAGTAGTTACCCCAAGGGCTGTAACAGTAAAGGCGTCGCCATCATTGGCTCCGGCTGTGTCGATTACATCCGTGATAGCCGCTTTTGTGGCCGCTGTTGCGTCGAGGGTGTAGTTAGGGAAAACTTGATCAATGCCTAGATTCGTTGTGCTCATACTTTATAAAGTGTTGTCAACTTAGTATCCCCCACCTGATGTGGATATGGATGTCATTGTGTTGTGGTGTGTACCGAAACTGCCTGTGGGTAGTCCCTTAATGGTGCGATTGCGGTCTTTCTTGTGTTTTTCTATTAAATAATTCTTCCACTGGTCTTCAGTTGGGGGTGTGATCTTCTTTGCCTTGCCGGGTGGTCCACCGGGGCCACTAGGTCCTTTTGGTCCTTTTGATCCTTTTTTTGGTTTATATATATGATAATCACCAGGCGCCGATACCTTTCCATCCTGAATCAACCCCGGTTTGTAAATATGTTTAGGATCAGTTGGGATTGGCTTCTTTGGCTTCTTTGGCTTCTTTGGGTCACCACCACCTGGGTCACCACCACCTGGGTTAGGAATAGGTCTCCCAAATGCGTCTGTTCTACCACCACCACTTTTCTTCCGACGAAGATAAGCTGCGGCTCTCTCGTAAGCCTCTTTTTGCTTCCTCGCGTAGTCGTCTTTATTCTTCTGGGTATCCCCGATCGCGCCCTTGTTGTAATCGATTGGAATACCGGGGCTTCCGTCTTTGAATCCTACACGGCCATTATTGCCTTTCCTAAATCCTACACCAGGCTTATTGAGTCCAATGCGGCCATTGCCAGGTCTAGATCCCACACGGCCATCGTTGCCAGGCCCGAATCCCACTCCAGGTTTCTTGAGTCCAAGACCAGGTTTCTTGAGTCCAATGCGACCATCATTGCCTTTTCCGAATCCTATGCGGGGTGGTGGACGCTTGAGTTTCTTTGTGGTTAGCTCAATGAGTTTGTCCTTTGAGGACATCATGTTATCTCTTAAAGCCTTACGTCGCCTGCGCGCGAGTTCTCCCAATAACAGGGAAGCGCCTAAAGCTGCTGCCAATGGCCCCCGGTGTTTATGCCCGAACTTCTTCGTGGCATCATAGGCGTTGTTTAGCTTACCCATTACCCTTGCGGTTTTGGTATTCGGCTATCCGTTGCTGCTTCCCCAGGTTGCCCATCATTCCCCAGGGACCAAGCCAATAACCAGATGTACCCATTTGCCTTCTCGACCACCGAGCTTCGGCTGCCTGTTTAGTGTCGCCCTTCTTCGCCATGTAGCCTGCCATTTTGGCTTGTTTCTTGGCTAACATTTTTGCTGTCTTGGCATCCTTCTTTTCCGCGCGCGTTGCCATCTCCAAGACGCCATCGAGTTGATCGTTGAGGTAGGTCAATCTCTCTTTGGAACTATAAGACCAACCAGCGGTGTCGTACTTCTTCCCGGTCTTCGGGTCTGTAACTAGATTCTTTTGACGCCCTTGGGCATTAGTGTTCGCAGCCCGGTATTTATCGAAGCGTGACCCCTTGTTGCCGGACCTACGATGGTCTGATAGCAACGGTGGAGTACCTCGGCGCTTGGCCAAGGCTTTATTGTAATTGGTCTTCCTGAGTTCTTCGTACCCAGCGTATTTAGCCTCTCTAGCTGCTTTATTCGCAGCTCGTGTTTTAGCCCCTTTTCTGCCGGAAACTCTGCGCCTTGTGTTTCCGGTAAGCTCTTCACTTGGCCGATATGGCATGGGTTTCTTTATGGCGACAGGCTTCCGCGGTTGCCAAGGGGGGGGTCGGTAACCTTTAGGTAGTTTAGGCCGGCGGCCTTTCCTGAGAGCATAGGCACCAGCGGCACCAGCGGCGATACCGGTTAGA